CTCTGTATGAGTTCCCTCTTGGCATTGTTGTGATTACGACGGATCTCTTCCATACCTTTTTAATTATTCATTCTTTTAAGGTAACTTAAGTTGTATATCTTCAAGACCAAGTGGTGAAGATGGCAACCAGTTGAACAAGTAATAATGAACACTAGAACTTCCCAAAAGAAACTTCTGCTTCTCTAGATTTGGTACATCCTGACCAATGTCTAAAGTAGTAAACATGTCGTAGCCCATGTTTTTAGCGATGAGGAATGCATCGTTATATACATCTCCAACTATGTAAAATGAATATGCTTGATTTATTGTATATGATCCATCCTTCTTCACATTCGGTATGTCATAGAAAGAGATGAACGTATCATCTGAATCGTTTACATATGAGTTGGCTGGGAGTATCCAATGTTTTACCCATGTTTTGTCAATCATGGGAGCAATCTTGAATTGTTTGAAATGATTCTGTAAAATTCTTGTAACCCTCGGAATGTCTTTTGTTTGCATCTTCCTAAATTGAGATGTACCACGAACTTCAAGATACTTTTGCTTTGTTTTGTTTGAAACTTTAAAAAATCCAATGTCTGAAAGTTTTTTGACATTGAGGATGCGATGCCAATAGTTTGATTTCACTAGAGGTGTGGGTATTTTAGTAACAGCTGTGTATACGGCTTGCCATATACCCTTTGTATTGGCAATTCGTTTCATCTCGCTTATAAGAAGTGGTGCAAAACCCAAAGTTCTATATTTATCATGAACACAGAGAAAGTTGATTTGAACCATGTTCAGAACATCGTCGCATACACGTACTTTACTTGGGACACTAGATATGAATCCAATGAGTTCTTGGGTCTCGTCATGAACAATTCCTCTGTTTTCGTATCCGGGTGACTCGGCTGCCCATTTTAGTGTTTCAAGTGAGTATTTAAGTCTAGATGATTCACTGGCTAAATAATATTCATTCAGAAATGGGTGAGCTTCTTCAACTGAACACACTTTCCATGAGAATCCTCCGGGGAGACGGACTGGTTCATGTGTGATCACTTTCTCCTTCTCAATCTCCCTGCCACTTTCATAAGTTTGTCCTTCCTGTGGCACGGGTTGTTTGTCCCAAAATGTCCTCATTTGTAATACAAATAGCTTAAAGTTTTAAGTACTGTGTAACATATAAACATGTCTCTTGAGCAAGATTACACCACTGTTCCAGGTCAATTGTATGCGTGCCTCTCCGTTGTTGGTCCAGAAGCGCCACAAAAGAATGATAAGTTTGGTATCAAGATCCGCGGCGCCTTTGCGACCCGTGATGAAGCCGCGAACCACGCAAAGCGCCTTCAGAGAGAAGATTCAACCTTTGACATTTATGTTGTTGACATGTACAAGTGGCTTTTGATCCCACCGGATCCTCTTAAGATTGAGGATGTGAATTATTCCAATGAGAAGCTTCAAGAAATCATGACAGGTTACAGAGAAAACCAAGCTGAAGCCGCTCGCATGTTCAATGAACGCAAGAAGGATATGATGGAATCTAAGTCTTATATCAAACCAGGTGATGAAAACTCCATGTTTTACACCAAACCAGACGAATCTCCAATCAGTCACCCAGCCGAAGTCATCGAGCGCCTCAAGAAGGAAAAGCCAGATACTCCAATGGAAGAACTCGTTAAGGAGGCTGATGCCATTGTTGCCGCTGAAATTGAAGAACGACGTAAAAATAGGGAAGAAGAAGCTGCGGTGTCAACAGATGCCAAGATTGAGGAAACCAAAGAGGACGGCGAACCAGAAGTTTCATCCGCGTAAATAAAAAAAAATATTCGTTAATTTTAGAACAAAATGTGGAAAATAATTTTGACCATCATTTTGACTAGTGCATTCTTTATTTTGTTTTTTGAACCGAAATTTCTTATGGATTTAAAAAACAAAAAGGAGGAACCACCATCGACATCGAAGGGGTTTATTGAAGATACTCGAGACGCATTCATAATTCCAAGATACCCGTCACAGGTTATGGACCGTGACATAGTTGGGAATATAATTCCAGTTTACGGGGACATTGGTACATTCGTTCCTTACTCAGGCGTACCTGAGTATGACTGGTTGCATGGTTTTCCCCATAAAAAATCCTAATAGGAAAACGGCGAATGCCACGATCCATGTCGTTTTGTCTATACCCGACAGAATATCACTTGTTTGGTGATATGGCGGATACATCATTTCAGGAGGTTGAAAATAGTACTGTTCTTGTTCTTGTAATCGTTGATCATTAATAGGTGTACTATCTTCATTCTTCTCATCAGTCTTAAATGGATCGTTTGTAGGGTCATATTCGATGGGGTTTCCTATATCAGTTTCCATTTTTTAATATAACCCCTGTTTTTTTTAAGCGTCTTCTTCCTCATCATCTTCATCTTCATCGTCAACTACAAAATCCTTTAGACTACCCTCGTCGTCATCATCTTCACTCTCCTCATCTGAATAATATTCGTCTTCTGTATCTATCTCAGAGCCCAAGTCAGAATCGTGTTCGTCGGGTGAGTAATCGTCCTCTAAAACCGTTTCCTCTGGTTCATACAGTTGAGGTTTCTTTATCTGTCTCCCTGAACGTGTTCTGGTTGTTACCATTAAATACTTAAAGTATTTTGCTTTTTAAGTACCTTTTAGAGCATCAATTACACTGCCACTAAGTTTATGGGTTCTGGAAAGGTTTTTCTTACACACTGGACATTTTTGTGTTATTTGGGATCCTTTTATACTGTATGACATGTGGTGCCCTTCGTGTTCTCCTTTGATAGTTTCACAATAAGTGTGTGTTGTCAACGCTATAAACTCATTTCTATTTCTAGAAATACTTACTATTCGAATGTCCTCCGGGCACTTCATAAATCTTCGCATGAATGATTCCAAGTGGGGCTTAACATCCCTTTGTTTAATTTGTGGCTTTTCTTCAAACTTTTTAATTTCTGGACACTTCCTAAGATCTTCCTTTTTGAGATACAACTTTTCAACAATTTTTGGTGGTAATACATGCTTCCTTCCATAAAAATCTTTACAGAAACCATCGCGTCTACCCCTAATCGTTTCACATCGACAGAAGCATTTTTGGGCTATGACTGAGCCACTTATATAGAACCAAACGTGATTGGAACTATGAGGTCTTCGTAAGTTTTCACAATATTTTGAGTTTGTTGAAACTAGATATGTTTCTTTGTGTCTAAAAAGTTTTGTAACTGAGGCACCACCCTGCCCTTCCATATTCTTTTGTATAAACTCTTGGATTTCACTTTTCAATTCATCGTCTTCAAGTTCATCTTTCGTCTGTGCGGCGGAAAATGACCCCTCTTTGATTACAGATGACGGTGGGTCAATAGTTATGCGTTGTTCCTCATTGGTTCTAATTGAAGACATTTTAAGTATTTCCAAGTTGGGTTCTTGACCCACTTTTAGAAGTGTACTCAGAGGTCCATGTTTGTATATAAATATGGGAAGATACGCAACTTGTACAACTTTACCTGTATCATCACATTCTGGACACCCCCTACCACCACAAACCATATGTTTTGCCATCTTGTGGGACCATGGCATTCGAAACCCACTCCCTTTCGTTTTTCTTTGCGCACAGCCATATACAGCGGAATCAATAATTTCATTCCAATCAATGAATCCCTTTGCTTTTGAGAGGTCTACAAGGATATGTTCCCTGAGAGCGAGCGCCGAACTTTGATCAACTACGAACCCCGGCCAATTTAGATGAACACCAGTTTTTGTGTACTGGCCAACTGTTTTTGGTGGAGAAACAGAAATCAGACATTCTTTGCCACCGTGACGCTTCACTTTGTCACAAATGATTTTACATACATCTTGTATCTCATCGAGTGTGAGGGCTCTCTCATCTTTATAATCTATATCCACGAAGAAATTGTATTTTTCACTCTTCTGCTCAACAACAAAGAGTTTTTCACCCTTTTTGATGGCTTCAATGTACCTCTCGTGGAATTCATTCAATTTATCAAATGGCACGGAAAGGACACCACCGTCCATGAGCACATGTGATAGATTGGTTGCATTGTTAAATTTTTGTTCTTTACACCACCTTTTAAACATACCTTTGTATCGCGTCTAACCTCTAAACCACCTCATGAAAGAAACATCCGCATACTCTTTAGGTGATTCTGTAAGTTCTTTCTTTATAACGAGGAGTTCATAAACCTTCTTGTCTTCATTTTCTTTTATCCATTCTTCAACCTCTTCTGGACAGAGACCTCTATTCTTTTCGAGGAGTTCTCCAATCTGCATTAAAATGTAAGCTTTGGACTTCATTCTATTTAATAGAAAAGGTTTTTCTATTGAGAGAAGTCACACACGAATAAAACTCTGGGTTTTTAAGAACATTATCAATAATGAGTTTCCAACGTTTACGTGCGTTAAACTCTTCGAGAGTGTCAAAACTCATGTAATCGTTTTCATCAAACGTCTTCTTTATAGGTTGTTTTTGTATTTTCTTAAGGTTAGTCTTCTGTTTTTCTTCGTAAAACTTTTTTACAAGTGCTTGTTGTTGTGCTCTGTTGTAATTTACAAAAAACACAAATACATTGTACTCCAAGTCCACTGTGGGACTTTCCTTTACTGTAAATTTGAATTCTGTATACTCACCATTCTTGAGGACAACCGTACCCCTGGTCTCTTCCTCAAGTTCCCTGAGAGCACAGCGAAGGGGGTTGAAAATCTCTCTCCGCCTGCATCCACCTGTAACAAAAATCCAATCCTTGAATCTTCGATCCCTCACTGTTAGGAATCTTGGTTTATCGTCAGAAAAGCTGACCGGTATCGCTATAGCTTTGTATTTTTTCATTGCGCATTCGCAAGTTATATTAAACGGATATGATTATTCTTCCTCTTTTTCTTCAGTTTTCTCCTCGGTTTTAGACTCTGGTTCAACCGTAGTAGGTCGTGGCTCTGGTGCACTGAGTCGCTGTACCAGGTGGGCTGAGAAGTTCTTGAGGTTTTCAACATCGGTCTTGGCCTTATTCATCTCCTTGAAAAGGAACATAACACCAGCGATCGCCACGATTGTAGCGATCATCATGAGGGTTTCACGGTCCATTTGAATCATTATGATTTAATTGAGTCCCTTCTTTTTAAGTAAGTACACCCATGTGTGTTCGGCCCGCTGGAGGGCATTCGTATGGGCTCTGAGCAAATTGTACGGCTTCGTAATGCGTAGGTTCACAGGACTTTTGGGTTGGTGGCGTTGGTACACCAACATACTTTTCAAGCGTCCTGGACTTTGGATCGTACGTCAATACAAAAACGATGGCGAGGAGGAATACTATGTTCCACATGTGTTTT